ACCATAGTAGTGGTCCCTTTCCACCCCCCTCCACCGCGGGGGGTAGTACTTGGTATTGGTTTTTTTGTTATAGGGTGTAGTGTGTCCAATTGTGGATATAGCGTAGAGGGAAATATTCTACGCTATGACGGTAGGAGGACGTCGTCCACCTATCTACGGCAAGGAGGGTTCTTACGCGCATGAGCTTCTGCACTGTGGATGGTTGTGAGCGGGCTCACCGTGCCAAGGGGTTGTGTTCTAGGCATTACTTCCAGAATTACCGTAAAGGCAATCTTGAACCCGGATCTTCTGGGCTTCCTGCGAAAGTTCCAACAACTATTGTTGATAGCACTCCCGCGCAGAGCGAGCCCAGTATTCTTCACCCCGCCGACCGAGGTTGGATTCGTCGGGCGTGGTTGGCAGCACAAGGATATGAATGTGCCGTGTGTGGCGCACTAGATACTGCCGCTGAGCATGGTCGCGGAGGGGTCTACGGATTCTGGCGACTGTCCATTGATGGTTCCTGTTGTCAGCCCACCCGGTGGTGCTGTGTGCGGGGTACGGTCTGCTATAAATGTAACAGACCGGTAACGGTGTACTCTAAGGATAACCTCCTGACACCGTCTCACTTGATCAATAATTTGACTATTAATAAGTGGACTGCGCGAGCGGACGCTTTCCTTACTTTTGATGCGGATAGGAGTGGTAATGGCGACACTGTCAAGCGATATCACTCCGAAGACGGGGAATAAGCGTAAGAAGGGTGGCCGTAAGCGCGGTGATGTTCCGAAACTGAAGCAGGAACTGATAGCGATGGTGGCCCAAGGCCGGTCCATTAAGGATGGCCTGATCGTTATTGACCGGTCCCGTAACTCCTATGAGGAGTGGCGTCGTAACGATAAGCAGTTCGCGATGATGATGGATGCGGCTCGGCTTGGTGACGCGGCTAGGCCTGAGCGCGAGATGATGTCGTTCCCCGAGTTCTCCAATAAATACTTGGAGGCTCAGGTTTTTGATCACACACAGAATATTGTGGACATGATTGAGGGCCAGGTGCCTAGATGGCTGGAGCCGTCCATGACGTGGGAGCAAGGCGAGAAAGACCTGTGCCTAGTGAACATTCCTCCCGAGCACGCTAAGACAACCTCCATCACGATCAACTACACCCTGTACCGGTTAGCTATGGACCCGAACCTGCGGGTCATTATTGTCTCTAAGTCTCAGTCCATGGCCCGTAAGATGCTGTACGCGATTAAGAGCCGATTGACGCACCCGAAGTACTCAGACTTCCAGTACGCTTACGGACCCCCCGGGGGCTATCAGGCGAACAGTGAGGCGTGGAACGCCGACCGGATTTACTTATCTGATGATATTCGTGACAGTGGTGAGAAGGACCCGTCAGTGGAGGCACTGGGTATTGGTTCCCACGTGTACGGTGCTCGAGCTGATCTGGTGATTTGCGACGACGTCGTGGACATGAGTAACGCTCACCGGTTTGATGAGCAGATTGACTGGATACAGGCAGAGTTGATGAGCCGTATCTCAGCGAACGGCACCATGTTGATCGTGGGTACGCGGCTCGCGCCACGCGATCTGTACAGTGAGATCCGTGATGAGAAGCGTTACCCTGAGGAAGACTCACCGTGGTCATACCTGTCCATGCCAGCGGTTCTGGAGTTTGCTGATGAACCAAGCGACTGGAAGACACTGTGGCCGAGGAGTAACCAGCCAGAACCTGGCACGCGTGAAGCACTAGCCGATGAGGATGGCCTGTTCCCGAAGTGGGACGGCACCCGATTGAAGAAGAAGCGTGCACGAGTAGCCCCACGTACCTGGAGCCTGGTGTACCAGCAGGAGCAGGTCGGGGACATGGAGGTGTTCTCCACCGAGGATGTGCGTGGATGCGTGAACGGGTCCCGCATGGCGGGTGCCATGAACCCGGGCATGCCGGGTGTGCGAGCGAACGGCATGGATGGGTTACAGATCGTTGCAGGTCTGGACCCCGCGACAGCGGGGTACACTGCGGCGGTCGTGATAGGGCTGGACCTGGAGACGCATAAACGGTACGTGCTGGACGTGAAGAATAATCAGGGCATGAAGCCCGATGAACTGCGTCAGATGATCAAGGACTTGATCGCTAAGTATAAGATCACTGAGTTCAGGATTGAGAAGAACTCATTCCAGTCATTCCTTACTGATGACCGGGAAGTGAACGATTTCGCCTCTAGGGCGGGGTGCGTGATCAAGCCGCATTACACCGGTACGAACAAGTATGACCCTGATTTCGGTGTGGCGGCGATGGCACCCATGTTCGGTAACTGGGCTGAAGGTAACAACTTGATTGAATTACCATCCTTGATGGGGTCGGAGGCCGTGAAGGCCCTGGTGGAGCAGCTAGTTACGTGGCAACCAGGCATGCATAAGAAGTTGAAGACTGACGTGGTGATGGCTCTGTGGTTCGCTGAACTGGCGGCTAAGGACCGTGACACGCGGGGCATGTACCAGCAGCACCACTTAAAGAACCCGTTCACGTCCCCACGGGACAAGAACAGGCAGCAAGTTATCCGTATTGATGAGTACATACAGGCCCAACAGGCCGGAATGATCTAGGGGAGGTGACGCACTTGTACAACACCGAGCTTTCTGACAAGGTAGAGCGGCTACGTAAAGCCAATATTGACCGCGATACGAGAATGCGTGCAGTATCCATGGTGCGTCAGGGACACGCGAACATGCTGTTCAAGGATATCTTCCCTGGGGATTGGCCTAAGCCAATCATCTCTAACACGATTGACGTTATCGCTCAGGATGTAGCGGAGCAGGTGGGTGTTCTTCCCACGTTCACGGCCACCGGTGACAGTGTCATTAACGAGTCGCAACGATCAAAGGCTGATAAGCAAACCAAGATCGTGAATCATTACGTGTACGCGTCCCGCCTGGGATCTAAGCTGATTCAGGGCGCGGACCGGTTCAACACGTACGGTTTCCTCCCCGTGAGGGTTGAGGCGCAGTATGAGGAGAAGCGACCCCACATTCACCTTGATGACCCGATGGGTGCCTACTATGAGAAGGACCGGTGGGGCAAGGTAACGATGTACGCGAAGACGTTCCGTCAGCGTGCACGTGAAATAGCGGCCATGTTCCCTGAGCATTACAACATCATCGTGAAGGAAGGCTACGGTCAACGTAACGATCCTGGTCGTTTCCTCACGGTGGCTCGCATTTACGAGGCTGAGAAACTATCTTTGATCCTCCTGGATGGGGATAACACGGCAGGACTGGTGCTATCCAGCACCGCTAACCCGTTGGGTAAGATACCTGTCGCTATCGCTGAGCGTCCCACTATTGATGGGGAGCAGCGTGGAGCGTTTGATGACGTGCTGTGGGTGTTCGCGGCACGAGCCAAACTAGCCCTACTGTCCTTGGAGGCCACGCAGAAGAGCGTGGAAGCCCCGATTGCGTTGCCGCAGGACGTGCAGGAACTAGCGTTCGGGCCTGACTCTATCCTCCGGTCACAGTCACCGGAGAAGATCCGACGCATCGGACTGGAATTACCGCAGTCCGCTATCGTTGAGGACCGCATGCTTGATGATGAGATCAAGTTCGGTGCCCGTTACCCTGAGGCTCGGGCCGGTCAAAGTGACTCCAGCGTGGTCACGGGTCGTGGCGTGCAAGCGTTAATGAGTGGTTTTGATGCGCGAGTGAAGACGAACCAGATGATCCTGGGTGAGTCCCTCACGGATGCACTCATGTTGTGCCTGGAGATGGATGAAGTTATTTGGCCTGACACGAAAAGGGTAGTGAACACGGTCACGAATGGAACACCGTATGAACTGAAGTACACCCCGTCCAAGGATATTAAGGGCGATCACCGCGTTAACTACGAGTACGGCTTGCTTGCAGGACTTGACCCCAACCGTGCCCTCGTGTGGGGATTGCAGGGACTGGGTGCTGGGTTGTTCTCTAAGTCGTTTATGCGACGTAACCTGCCGTTGAGTATGGATGTCGCTGAAGAGGAGCGCGTGATTGATGTGGAGCGTCTGCGTGACGCGACCATGGGTAGCGTGGAGGCACTCGCGGGTGCTATTCCACAGATGGCTAGCCAAGGTCAGAACCCGCAGGAGATCGTTCGCATCATGGGAGAACTGGTGGAGGCCCGTAAGAAGGGTGTACCAGTGGAGAAGGCAGTGATGAAAGCCTTCCAACCTCCCGAACCTGAACCCCCCGCCCAAGGCGATGGCAACTCGGAGCAGATGGCATCTATGATGCAAGACCCCTCTGTTGGATCTGCTGCGCCCCAGGCCGAGGGTGGGGTCCAAATGGAAGGGGTACGCCCCGAGCCACCTGGCATGATGCAGTTGTTGGCTCAACTGTCTGGTAGCGGTCAACCGGGAACCTCGGTACGAACCGTTCGACAGTCGCGTATTTAGGGCGGGGGCTTCGGCCCCCGTCCTCCCCGAGGAGGACACATGGATTTCATTACTGGATTATTGAACTACTTGAAAGAGAACGCTCCTGGTCAGCGTGAGTTCCAAGTAAGTGATGACCTCATGGAGCAGTACCTGCCTGGGTGGAAGGGCACACCGGTTCCTGAATCGGAGTACAGGCCTGAATCTGACGAGTTAGGTAAGGGCTGGCCCATTCCTGAGGTTGGACCACCGGAGCCGCAGTACATGCCCGAGGCGCGTCAGAACAATAACGGTGCGTTTGGTCCCCCTCGCACGATGACTATCACCACCACGGACGGTCGCAGAGCAATGGCGAGAACCGATGGTAAGGGTGGGGAACCCAAGATTATTCGTTATCTACCGCAGGTGAAGGGAGGCCTAGATGTCTAAGGAGATCATGGTCCGCATTGATTTGGGTAGTGCCAGTGTCATGTTCATGGCTGAGGGTGTCGCATACAACCCTGACGTTGCTGACGACATGGTGCGTCGTGCACAACAATCCTTGCAGTATGCGGTGGATATGGCTATCAGCATGGGCTTCCCGCAGGGCTGGGATGAACTAGATGATGAAGATGCTTGCCAGTGCGATATCGAGGATTGCGACTGCACGGAGGGTGAGTGCGAGTGCTCTACCTCCAGCAATGACCCCGTACGCCAGTTAACTGACCGTGAGTTCCTTGAAAAGTTGATGAAGGGACTTGAAGATGGCAACTAACATGCCGAAGCAACCAGCTCCCGCGTCCGGTCCTGGTGCCTTGTCTAAGCGCACAGACGGTGGACCCGCTGACGAGCAACCTATTCGTGACGTTCCTGGTGGTAACTACGGTGACCGTAAGGAAATGGAGATGATCCAGAAGGGTGCCCCGATGGCTGAGGCCCCCGCACCTGGCTCACAAGGACCTGCACCTAGCACGGTACCTGCCCAGCCCGGGGGATTGTTTGATCCTACGTCGCGAGCAGATGAGCCGATCACGGCAGGTATTGCCTCTGGTCCTGGACCTGGACCCACAGACATGTCACAACAGTCCAATGAGGACATGCAGATGCTTGCCACGTACCTCCCTGACTTGCGTCGTGTCGCTGACGCTCCGACAGCATCAAACTCCTTCAGGGCCATGGTTCGCTACCTGGAGCAGTTTAATGTCTGAAAGGGACCACAATGATCCGTTCAAAGAGGGCACTTTCTTTGACAACCTTAATGCTGGCGTACTTGCTTTGGGGCCTGATCAGCTCCCTATAGCGTTTGACATTGCTCGCATGAACTTCCGCAGCACCAAGGAGCGAGACAAGCTTTTGACAGTTTTAGGCAGAATGGGTGGTTCGCTTGAGTGAGCAGATGGCGGCGGCGCGTACTCGCCGTGGTGGTGGCTCATGGGGCGGCGATGAGGACGAGAACGTTGTAGACCGCATTCAGAAGGATTACGGTCCTGAGAAAAGCGATAACCCTAATGATGTCATGTACAGCGGTGGTACTCCCACGCAGGCGTACGCGTACCAGCATCCGGTGGAAAAGGCGGCAGGTGAAGCCCTCCCGGCTGCTATCGGCATGTCTATGCCCACGTTCTTGCCTCCTATCTTTGACAAAGGTGGCATGTTTGGCCCCGATGAAGACAAGCCAGAGGGCACTGTTGGTACTCGTTTCGCTGATGAGACTAGTGAAGCGATTGAGGCCACTGTCTACAAGGGCATGGAACTGGTCGATTGGGTGTGGTCAAACACGGTCGCTCGGACGGCTAGCAGCGTAGCGATCACTGCGGCTGACGTTCTTGATGGTGGAGATTTCAAGGCCACACCGTCGGACACATGGAATCGTGCATCATCGGTGTCGTACGGTCAGGCGTACACCCAGGCCGGTGTTGCTACGTTGACGTCACTACAGTCAATCTTCGGTATTGAGACAAATGATCTTCTTGAAGACTGGAACGTGGACCTGTGGTCAGATGCGGATATTGCTCGCGCACAGCAGCAGGTGTACGCATACTCCACGGTCACCGGTGTCGTTGATACAGCACTGAACCTCCTGCCTATTCCCGCCGGTAAGGGCGTGGGTGCAGCGGCTCGTTCGGCTGGTTTGAGTAAGACAATGAGTCGTGGACAATTCAAGAGGGTATACGACGACGGTATGCGAGGCATTGAGGCTCGTCAGCCTCAGGGCGCACCCATTGTTGTTGAGGGATCTGAGAACGTTAGGCAGTCCGGTCGTCGGATTGACGACGAATGGAACATGCCACCGGAGGCGGTTGACTCTCCTTCCGGTAGGCCACTGCGTGGAAATGAACTTGCCGATGAGGCCATCAGGATAGCAGCCACCGATGACGTTATTCGAATCATGGAGTCACCCCTGGTCCAAGGCCAGGTGGCGGCTGACCCGTTGAAACTTGCGAACATTCTTCAACGAGTGAAGGACCCGCAGCAGGTTCTGCGTATTCACTTGGCGACACTGGGTGATGTTAAGGCAGCGTCTAAGCTATTCAGGGATATGCCCCAAGAGGCGTGGCAACTGGCTGGCGTGAGCGATGTCATTAAGAAGGCTGACCCCGAGTCGTACATCCCCATGAACGAGCAGGTGGATGAAGCGTTCTACCAGAGCATGGATGACTTTGATCGGGCACTGTATGACGCACTGATTACCGATGGTGGTTTCGCTGCGCAGGGTCGCAGGACTATAGCAACCGGTCGCACGTTTGATAATCAGGCTCTTGACTCAACTGTCGGTGCTGCTACGCGTAGTGCCGCTGGTGTTATGGGCAGGGCTCAGGTTCGTGCAGCGGAAAGGCGCACTGCCATTAGGGGTGGCGACTTTGATAAGTACATGTCAAAGCGTGCCGTGGTCACTAAAGACGGCAGGATTGATTACAGGACCACATTGCTCGGTCGTGCTGGAGCAGCAACACAGATCATTGACTTCACTCCGTACTGGCAGGCAGCCCAGAACCGCACACGTAGAGGTCTGTCGCAGCGACCGCTGAACGTTTTCTCTTACGCACGCACCCGTCCTCAGGACCTGAAGAATGAGTTCTTCGCCATGGTTGCTGAGTCACCGGCGTTGCGCGTGGGTAACCAGGTTATTGACGAGTTCGGTAACAAGATTGATGCGGCTGAATGGACTCAGAACGCGGCACGTCGTCTGGTTGATGCATCAGCCCGTAGCACTGCTGAACTTAAGACGACATTCCAGGCCATCCAGGAAGAGATGGTCTACCAGATAGGTCGCGAGAAGGGCCTGTCTAACGAGCAAATCACTAGGCTCTACGCTGGGTTCAACAACAAGGTCCAAGAGTTTATGAATGAGGTCCGAAGCAACGGCAAGTATGTTGACTCGGAAACATCCAACGTTATCCAGTTTGACCCTCGCACGATTCGTGAACTAGCGAACAGCGAATTGACTGTGCCGCTGGAGCGGCTGGCCCTGTACCTTGATGAGCAGATCCCGAGTGAGATCGGTGGTGCGTACCGGCGCAGCATGCAGGCAGATGCCTACGCTCGCGAACTGGGTACGGAAATGTTTGACATGGGTGCAATGTTCTTCAGGACGGGCATGCTCCTCAAGCCCGGTTACATCATGCGTAACGCTCTGTTTGAGCCGGGTATTACGGCAATGATCGCTCACATCGGATCTGCCCCTGCCATGCTGGGTCGTGACCTTATCAAGGGTACTGGTCGCTGGTTCTACAACCGCCTGGGTGTGGACATTCCCACCATCTTCAAGTCACTGCCTAACGCTAAGGCTAAGGCCGCAATGAAGACGGCGATCACTCGGTACCGTTCCGCTCTTCAGGTTCGTGATGACTTGATCGCTGAACTTGACTCACACATCCTCGGGAGTGTTCCTCCGAGCATGATGGGCAACGCGGGGATCATCAGGAATCAGGTGCACCAGGTCAATGCGATGTTGACCAACGTCCTTAGAACCATCGCTGACATTAGCCCTGAAACGGCAAGAGTTCTGGTCAACGCTGTGGACTTTGAGTACACCTCCAAGGTGGCTCGTGGTTCCCGGGAGATCCTGGAGGGAAGCGATGCACCGTTGGTAGCCGTTCGCCAGGAGGTCAAGGACTGGTCTGACATCCTTGATGAGATGGGTGAGATGGCTACGGAGACAGACCTCGCGTACCTGGAGAGGCTGCAAGGACAGCAGGATATCTTTGAGGCCATCATTGATGCCCGTCGTGAGGGAATGTCTTACGGTGCACGCAAGGCAGGGGAGGACACCAAAGCACGCGGTGAGGCTTCAAATGCCGGTGAGACGTTGCTCGGTCACGTCTCTAACCTTCTGAGAAGGTACGGTGAGCGTGAGATTGAGCGTACGTTCATCCCCGACATGGTTGAAGATAACATGAGTTATCTCACCGATATGGCTCGCAAGATCCAGGAAGCCACTGAAGTTGTTCGCGAACAGAAGGGCTTGGTTCGCGACGCCCAGGAGGCGTACGCCCAGAGGGCCTCAATCAGTGAACGCAACCGGGGTCGCCGGAAGCGTACCGGTGAGGAAAAGAAGACCATTAAGACTGTTGCGGGTGACGTTGAGTACGAGGGAGCGTTCTACGGTCCTGTCGGTCCTGCGTACCGTGAGGATGCGAGTGGTCACGTCACGGCTATCAACAACTTCGCTCCCATGGGTGGCGAGAGCACGCTGCACCGGATGATCATGAACCGGTACCGCCGCATGGAGTTTGGCATCATATCTCCGACAGACCCGGTGTACTTCACCGAACTTCACTACTACGCAACTCGGACATGGGCTAGGGAGCCTGTCGTGGCACCGGTGTTTGAGGCTGCGACCCGTGAGATTCGCGTACAGAAGATCATTGATAACGTGATGGGTGATGCCAAGTACCGCGCTGAGATGGGGTTGAAGAACAAGCGTGATGTGGAGAAGTTCGCCGTTGACACGGTGGACATGGTTGATGAGATGTTCCCGTCACAGAAGGCGCGTGACCTTATCGCTAGTGGAGAGGACTTTGGTCCAGGGCAACTGGCTGAGGCTATCCTTGAAGACCCGAACGCTGCGCTCCGTCCGATTGATGGTCAGCAACTTCGACCGCACAACGAGACA